TATCTCGTAGAATAGCATCAAATGCATCAGCAAAATCTACAGGATTCTTATCAATGGCTAGACCAAGTAAATCGGTTGTATCTGGCATAACTTATTCCTTTATCTAATATTCTATTTATTAATTTTTATTGTTGACCCTGAGAACCAATTGTTTCTTGAGAACCTACAGTCTGTGGCTCTTCTGGCGCATTTTGGTCCGGTATTTGTGGAGCTGGAGGTGCATATTGTGGATTATTAGCCTCTTTCTTAATCTGCTCATCAATTTCTTGCATTTCTTCATCGGTCTGACGAAGAACATGACGGCGAATCCACTCATTTGAGTAAAACTTACCAGCATAGTCATCAATATCTCGAAGCATTGTAATGCGATCTCTAAGGATTTCTGTTTCCTTGAGTTCAGCAAAATAATTATCTTGTGAGAACTTATAACGAATTTGATTCTTAAATAGTTCCCATTCTTCGTATGTAATAATACCTTTAAGTATTAATTGCTTTTCAAGAATCTTAGTGAATAGTCCCGAGAATCTATTACGTAGTCTATTAACAAACTTGGCAAACTTAACTTCATCTCTAGTAATCTCAGTTGATCTACCAAATCCAAATTGTGTTTCACTATCAAGTCTAGAAACTGGTACGTTAAGCGCCTGGTATAATTTCTTCTGGAAGTAAATAATATCTTCAATCTGACCAAGATTTTGTCCACCAGGGAGTGTAGTAATTTCAGTACCCTTACCTTCACGACGCGGTAGCCAGAAATCTTCAAGCATTGTCATGAACTTACGGTCGTCACGAACTTCGCCAGTACCGGCATCATAAACAAGCTTGTTTTTAAAGCGAGTCATCTGATCACGAAGATATTGTTCTGCCTTCATCTTAGGTAGATTACCAACGTCGATATAGAAAATACGGCGCTCTGGTGCACGACTAATACGATAAATGACTAGCGAGTCTTCCATCGAACGAAGCTGATTTAATGGCTTAATAGCCTTATGAAGATATGATTGGACTAGATCCCCATTAATGGATGTGAGACCAGAAGTATTATGAACAATAGAGTCTCTGGCAATTTTTACACCACCAATGCTGTTATTTGGAATAGAGGATACGTTACCAGAAGTTTTAGCAAAACCTTTATCATTATAGATATAATATTCTTTGCTAGTCTGATTGGTAGGAATATTATCTACTAGTTTCTTACGCTTTACTTCTCTGACCTTACGAATCTTTCGTGGGTCAATATAGCGAAGCTCAACGATTCCGTCTTTAGGTGCTGATTCATCTAGAATTACATGGTAATATAATCTACCATCAACATACCAACGTTTAAAAATTTCATAACCTTGACCATTAAACTCAAGTAATTTTAAAACATTTCTGAATTCCTCAATAAATAACTTTTTAATTCGATCTGAAAGTTCAAGATCATCAAGTATTAACTCAACTGGTTCGGTTTCAGGTTCTTGAGTAACTACTTCGTTTACAATATCATCCACAGCTCTGTCAATTTCAGGATGATAGGACATTTCACGGTACTTATTGACTAGTTCAGCCTCGGTTCTAATTGAACCATCCAGGTCTACATAAGTACCGTAAACACCACCTTCCGCGACAACCACAGCCCCATCATCGTTCGTTTTAGGTGCGAACGAGATGGGTTCTGGATTCTTTCTCTTTAGTTCAAAGCCAAACAACTCAAAACCACTCATAATATAATCTCCATAATCCCTTGTTTACAATACTTTTTTATTAGATAATGAGATATATTTAATTCATCTGAACATTCTTTTACGGTAGAATAAATTACTTCACCAAATTTAATCTTCTTGGCATTTGGATTTTTACCACCATTATAAACTCCCTGTTTAGCTAAACTCATCTTTTTTCTTACTTCGGGGTCTTTTGCTGGATTATAAAATCTATATCCTATAGAAACACCCTGTTCTGATAATTTCAATTTTGCTAAACTCATTTTTTTTCTTGCTTCTGAAGTTTTTGGCTTTCCTCTTAATTTATTTGCCAATTTTTCATAATGTTCATCAGTATTTGCTATAGTAAAATTATCTGTCTTATTTAGAAATTTTTCAGATTTTGATACATTTAACTTTTTGAGTACTTTATTTTCCCAAATTTTAGCTTTTTCAATACATTTAAACTTTTTTCTTATTTGAATAATATCAGGTTGTCCATTTTCTAAAATGAATTGTTTTACATGGTTTGAGCTGGTGAAATATTTTACCCAAAGATCATCTTCAGGATTTATATTTAATTTTACATTTCCCCATCTCAAACCATAATACCATTTATTTAGATTAGTCCAACCTATCAAATATGTATAAGCTAAAGCTTCCATTATAAAGATCACCACTTAATTAAAATAAACTTAACTCAATGTACCAGTATTGCCTGGGCTAGTAACTTCAAACCAATCATATGCGAAGTTAACTTGGAATGTTTCAATCTGATTGGTTGAATCCCAGTTAAGTTCAATTGGAGAAATCTGAGTTGGAAATAGACCGTAGAAGGTATATGTTCTAACAATGCCACCAATCTTGGAGTATTGAGAAACTTCAGCCTGGAACTTATAGTTACTAGGTGAAGCACTAGCAGTAGTATTTATATTACCACGAAGTGAATTGATTTTATTGTGCCAAGTTTCTAGAGCGTGACGAACTTTGAAATCTTCGTCGTTCATTACTTGAACTGACCAATCATCAAATGTTCTGTCTCCAGCAACTTTAATTTTTCTTCCCCAATATGGAATTTCAATTGGTGCGATGGTAGATCCAGGCAAAGAGGTTGCCTGGATCATGAATGACGCAATATTAGCCAAATCTGAAGTAAAATTACTTGTGAGTCTTACCTGGAATAGTGTGGGACGTGCGCCACCAAGTTTAAGATTTGATCTAATATCATTAACTGCAAATGACATATTTGTTCTCCTTATCTTTATTTATTTTGATTATCCGGTGATCTCTGCGAACTCTACGCCACTACGTACTGCCACAAAATTGAGCTGAATGTAGTTAATAGATCTTGCAGGCTTAATATAGATATCACCAACAAATCTATTGCTGTCAATAACCTCAGATGTGTTATTTGTTTCATCGCAAATAACCTTGAAGTCATAGATACCACGACGACCTTGTACATCACGTAGATAAGGTTCAATCAAGTTACGGAATTGAGCACGAGTAAATTCATCATTGAATTCAAATAGAAGTGCTTTAGAAGCATTTGAAATTACCTTCTCAAGTACAATGAATAGACGACGAACATTGATTCGATCAAATACTGATGATTTATTGAGTAGTGTCTTATCACCGTATAGGATTGGTCCTTGACCAGATAGATTAACAACTGGGTTAATACCATTCTTATAAAGTTGATCACGTTGTGAAAGATTTGGATTAAATGCAAGCTTAATTACATTCTTGATAGCACCACGAGTTGTACCTGCTGGTGAGAACCAAGGATCACGAGTCTTATCTGTTCTTGCACATAGACCTGCAATATCACCATTAAGTGGAATATAACGATAAACGTCATTATACTTATCGTACATATACTTGTAACCAGAATCGACAACTGCATATGAAGATCCACGTAGTGAATTTCTAAATGCAATAATTTGATCAACTGGTTGTGTCTGATTGATTACAGCTGATCTTTGTGGTGAAATAAACACAACACAGTCTTTACGAACCTCAGCAATATTATCAATTAGATAATTAGCAGATTGAGTTGAATTTATACCACCACGTGAAGTACCAGTCATAATTAGTGAAACGTCAATGTCATCTGGTGAAACAAACAGATCGTATGCCTTTGCAACATCAGAAAATGGAATATCTGTTTCACTTAGTTCAGTACCACCTGTAAATGAAAGGGAAAGTGGTACTGTATTATTTGATGAGGCAATATACATTGCTGTATTTGATTCGGAATTAGTACGATCTGAACCGACCCAAACATACTTGGAATCTGTATTAATTACATCTTTGTAATAGTTTGTAGTACCATCTGATAGTCTAGAATCTGTAGCTCTTGAAAGTGCTTTATAAACTTCAAGAATTGAACCTGGGCTACCTGTGAAGCCACCTTCTTCGTCTACAACTACAACATGAAGTTCATCATTCTGAGCAGCAGTATTACCAAGCTGGGCTGCTGTATTACCATTTACGGAAACATATGTAGATCTACCTGGTGCTACGTCAACCTGATTGTAATATTCCCAGAAACGATTAACTGTAGACATAGAAACATTACTTGATAGCTTAAGTGGCTGATCAAATGTAAGTGTAAATGAAGCAGTATTACCTACAGAAGAAACCACACCCTTATCAATAACTTTTAGATACTGTAGACCAATTGTTGCTGTATTACCTACTTGGATATAATCACCTGTAGTAATTGCACCTAAAACATTGGATGCAGCAGTTGTAACGGTTGCAGTATTAGAAGCAGTTGAGTAAAGAATTACTGTAGCTTGTGTACTACCTACGGTAAGTGACATGCTTGTATTTGCGTTATTGCTACCAGCATCTGCTGTTTTAAGATCAATAGTTGAATTGTATTGATTTGTGCTACCGCATACTGATACCTTAAGTGAATTACCAAGAGCACCAACATAACGAGCAACATAAGTAGGTCCACCAACACCAAAGTTATTAGCCTTAGCAATATAATCATCTGAATTTAGAATCGTATATAGGCTATTTGCGCTTAGTGATACTGTATTGGATGTAGCAATGGCAGAAAGCTGATTAGCTGATACTGCACGGCTAACGAAAAGTGAATTTGTATATGAAAGGAAGCTTGCTGCTGTAAACCATGTTTCAGCATTATTAGCTGTTGGTTTGCCAAACTTTTGTGCTAGTTCATTCTCGGATGTTACTAAAACCCTTTGACCTGCTGGGCCCCAACGAAATGCACCGGCAATAGCGCCGGAAGTTGTATCAAGTGAAGGAACTACGGATGTAAGATCAATCTCAGAAACATTAACACCTGGGCTGAGTTGGAAACCACCTCCGCCTGATCCAAAATTTTGTACTGCCATTTATAAATCTCCTTTGAAGAGTTCGTTATTATTTTTCTTATGTTTTATTTATAAAAATAAGAATCTTATGTTGTATTTATAAAAATAAGAATCAGAAGAACATGAACTCAGGGTTTGGGTTTTCTACTAGATCTATAATGTCGTCATCAGGTTGGCCATCATCCATGAAGCCGGTGGGTAATAGATCTCGTTCTAATTCTTCATCGGTACGATCTCTGAGCTTCATTAGTGTATTAATATCGGTTAAATCTTTAAAATACTGCTGGTCGGACATCCACCCAAATAGAACCAAACCCATAACTAGGTCATCATGGCAGCCAGGTTCTGCTTCGTATGATGTTGCTTTTTTGGAGAATCTAGATAACTCAAAAATTGTATCATGATCATTGATAATCAACTGACGTTGCTCAATAAGTAACTTCAGCATAGAACAACCGATTGCTTTTACAGTTTTAGTAGTTCTAACACCACGGTCACTTGTTGTTGTTTTAGCAAATCCTGCAGAGATCCGTTTACCTCTAGCGCCGGCGTTTTCAGTCTGAATTACACTTTCACACTCATAGTCGAAGTAAAGAGCATCTGCAACCTGTCCACCAGTGTCATTAATTTCTACTAGAATTGAAGCGGAATTATAAAGCTTAGATATTTGGAAAATAGTACCAGCATAGTCTAGAGGTGTAACCATATTGTTCTTATAAGTACAGACCTGATTGTACGGCATCTGTGTAATATCAATTACCTGAAAGGCAGAATAGTCAAGACCTTTACCTCTTGAAACGTCACAGATTATTACATACTGATGATTACCTTGCTTTTCCTCATATACATTTAAACCATCTCTAGAAATCAATGGAGTCTTTGATACAAGAGATTTTAGTACAGCACCAGAAATAAGTGTTCCAGAAGAGCCAACCCAGGCGCACTCAAATTCTTGTGCGAATTTCTCATGATCAAAATCCATAGCTGCAAGAGTTTCATGTCTCCATTTCTCGCCGCGCCCAGGTACTCGCTGCCAAGGAACTTCTACATATTCATAGCCGTTAGTACCTTCCAAAGCACCCATACAAGTTTTGTAGAAGTGGTTTAGACCATTAGGTGTAGAAGTAAATAGAATCTTTGTAGTATTACCAGATGAAATAGTTGGGAAAACTGAAGCAAAGAATTCATCCCAGTTGTCAACGAATGCCGTTTCGTCGATATATAGAAGTGAAATAGATTTACCACGAATTGCCGAAGATGATGTAGCAGCCGCAATGATTTTGCAGCCATTCTCAAGTTCAATCGAACCTTTATTCCACGACACAACTCCTTGCTGAAGCCAAGGTGGTAGTCCTTCGTATGAGATCTTTATACGATCTAGAATTTCTCTAGCCGCATCACCTTTGTTAGCGAGTAGAGCTACAGTCTTGTGATCATTAAAGATAATGTAATGTAGAATAACAGCAGCCGCAGTAGTTGTTTTACCTGCCTGTCTACTCGTGCAAACAGCTACTCTTCTATTCTTAGTAATCTTTACAATAATTTCTTTTTGGTAATCATAAAGAACAATAGGGATAAGTCCGCGATCCACATGAACAATCTGAATATACTTTTCAGCAAAATAGATAGGGTCTTCAGCACACTTGAGATATTCCTGAACCATTTCTGAAGTCCAGTTAATATTTCGTCTTGACTTCTTTAGAAGCGGGTTACCGTTATAACCCTTATCAATTTCAAATTCAGTATTCATTATTTGTTTCTTAAATCATCTAGCATCTTTTGAAGTTCAGCAGTACTTCCAACAAAAAGGTTGTTTGTGACATTCGGCCCTGCTTCTTCTGGTTTCTGTTTACCATTAAGTCGTTGCTTCTTCATGTGAAGATCCGCTAAGCCCATACTCACATCCGCATATGTTTTAATAATACCGTTGAGGGCTTCATATGCTTTAGGGTGTTGAGATTGTTGAGCAATAAGAATCATATCTTGTACTGCTTGAGATGCCGCATCAACAGCTTTATAAAGATTCTCTCTAACTTGATCTACGTCATGTTCTGCCTGTTGATCTTTAGCAACTTCGGGCATATAATCACGATCATGAATCAACATTGGTAATGGATTGAGACCTAAACTGTCTTCTAATTTTTTACTCATTATTCATTCTCTATTAGATTAATGACAAAGCCCCAATCACTAGTTTCAATGACATTATTTGCCGGAATTGCTGGACCAGGACTTACTCCAACTGAAGTAATAGTAGCCGAGAGTGTACTAATAGAACCTCTGACAGTTGAACCTACCATTAAAGTTCCACCAACATCATAAGCAGTAATATAAGATGAATTTGCAGTTCTAATGTAAGCGTAATTATTAGTATTTGTAGTGGATTCTAGTTTTTCTGTTATATAGAAAGAACTATTTGCCGCTGAAATTCCATAAGTATATAGAGTTGGTGGTGTGGATATTGGATTACCATTTGCATCTTGACCTGGTATAATTTTTAACGTCTCTGATGGTGTAACACCAAAAGCGCCAATACCAAAATTAACACCAATGTCTTTAATAATGCCAGAAGTAGTTGAACTAGTTGGACCAAATAACCAACCCTTCATTGTAAAGTTTAATGTCCAAATAATAGCTCTACGCTCGGTAAATGCACCTTCATAGGTGTCTTCATGAGTTACGTTATCTAATGTAATAGGAACATCGTATGTAAGATTCAGATCTGGATTTAAATTAAGAGTAGCTTGCCACATTGGGGCAAAGTATGGAAGAATTTGCTCGACAATAAATGTTCCATCCATTACATTTTTGACCATAATCGAAAGTGTAAAGTCAATATTGTATGGTACTGGCGAATATTGAGATGCTTTACCATGTGGGTTGGATGGATTCTGACCAGATACTTTATTACTCATAGGCATCTTGCGAGTGGCATCATAATACAAACCAGTCATCTCAAATGTCATTCTAGGTAGCTGAATAGCAATTTGTCTATTGAGATCTGGGTTACCATCTAATCTTGCAAGAAATTTATCTCTCGGTCCGTAGTTGAGTGGAACTTTACTGGTCTGAATTAAGTTGCCACTTGAATCATATCGATTCAGGTGAATGTTATTAAACAGAGTTCCAAAGTAGACAACATACTTTCGGAGTGTATTATGACCATATGTAACACCAAACATTAGAAAGTCTCCGAGGGTTTAAACCCTTCGGTTATTAAAGAATTCCATTTATCAGTTCCTGGTTTAGCCATCTTTTTAATCCCGTTTAGCCAAAGCCCTCTCGTACCACGATTAGCTTCACTAATTTTATCTTTATATTTAGGGTTATGCATAGAATTATTTATTGACATAAGTTGGAGAGTTTTTTTATTATGCTTTTTACCGTGCATGCCTATCTTTTTTTCTTTTTGTAATCTTTTACTATTATCTGAATTTTTCTTTCTAGTTTCATCAGTTATTTTATGAGTTCTTAAAACACCTGTGAACACATCAGATAATTTTTTCTTTTTTATCTCACCTTCTAGACAGATCCTTGACTAAACGGGTCTATATCGGTCCAGTCTAAAAGACCTGTACCCTCAGCTTGAAACTCAACATTAGTCTCGAATACGTTTGACATGGCTTTTTCATAAGCGGTATCATCTGCAATATTTGATACAGAATATTTGGTTTCAAGATTATCTATTTCATAAATGCCAGTATTAAATCGTTCATTAGAGTATTCCCAAACTTCACAATTAACATCCCAGATCTGTAAGCTACCCATCTGATAGAAAATAGCAGTCTGATTTACATACTTTACAACAAAAATGCGCTTCATCATAGTTGAATAGATTAAATCACCTTCTCTCGGTCTCTGAATTTCTACTTCTTGAGTAGAGATTTCCTTCTGGAATGCTCTTCTAGCAATAGTAAATGTAACGGAATCTCTAATTTCTAGATTAAACTTAGATAGAAATGTTCCATCTCCCTCGTATGAATCATAAGATTTTATATAAACATCAAACTCGTAAGCATTATTATATGAAGAAAGATAATCCTCTCCATAGATATCATCTTTCTTAACTAATGTTCTTGGAAGATAATAAACCGTATGTCCATAGATGGAGAGGCTCTCATTAATTAACGATTCAATGAGATCTTGTTCACCATAATTGTTAAAATTATCAAAGTAAATACTTGGCATATATTTTATCCGAACATATCAGATACAGGAAGCGAATAAGACGAAAGCATTTCACGTTCCATCTTTTCAATTTCATTTGCCGCATCTGAAAGGATTCGTTCTCCATTAAACTGAACACCGCCAGGAAGTGACATACCAGTAAACTTTGTAAGATTTGTTCCCCACTGATATTTGATTTTTGCAGTTACATAATTTTGAAGCCAACGATCTGACCAAACATCAGTCCAAACATCAGGGTCAATTACTTCATAAGCTTCTATGAGAAGATATTCACCTGTTTTTACTTTCAGATTCCATTCCATATCAATATAGCATCTATTCTTATGGCGAGTAAAGCGAATAGGTTGCTGACCTACAAGAAGTTCAGAAATAAGAGACAGATGTTCCATAGTCATATAGTATGGAACCATTGAAACTGAGGTGAGTGTATAAAGATCATTCAATGCGATCTGATAACGAATGTTAAACAAATCATCAGTTCTTACAACGGGATCAGCAATAGGAAAGACTCGGACCGCACCTATGATATTTTCCGGTAGTGTGATGTATCTGTTTTGCTTATCATTCTCAGTTATTTGATGCTTGTAATAAATTTTATCAGAACCATCAAAATGATAATCCCAATAATATCGTAAAGCTTCATCAATTCGATCTTCTATTTGATCATCATCAACATTTATTTCGATAACTGGAGCTCCAAGTTTACGGAGACAATATTGTTTAAATTCTTCTCTAGATGATGGTACAGCCATTATTTAATCCTAATTGTTTATTGTATTTATATTTAAAACCATGATATTATTCCTGCTGATGATTGCTGGAATGAAGTATATTTAATTAATATAGCGCCTTGACCTCCCGCACCACCAAGACCTGCTGGATTGACTGCTGCTGTACCACCATTCGATGCAGAGCCACCGCCGCCACCGCCACCATATATGGCGCCGTTACCACCGTTCTTACCCGGCAAGGAACCACCAGGAGCTCCAGCGCCACCGCCGCCACCGCCCGAACCTACAGTAGATCCTGAAGTCAATGTGACTTCAGTGCCGGGTGCACCGTTACCGCCTTGACCGCCTACAGCAGCCGTCGATCCGCCACCGCC